GTAAAAGAGCCGCGGCGAACCGCGCGAACCTCTACCTGCTCACGGATGATCCGGAACTTGGTGTAGAGGTTGCGGACATTCTCCTCCGAGAAGGGCACAACACTACCGCTGATCTTCGGATTCGGTGACCAGCTGACGGTCGCCTTCGCCAGAATGGCGACCAAGCGTGCATCCCCGTCGTAGGCGGGCGCCTCGCCCAGGCTTTCGCGCTCGGCTGCCGCCTTGGCAAACTCGGCGGCGACATCGCGCATTGCTTTTTGCATCCGGTCGCTATCCGGACCGACTACGCGGATTTTCAGGCCGATCGGCTTGTCCTGCTCATTGAGGATATCGATCTCGATGCCCTCCTCCTGAGACTGGACGAGGGCTTCGAGGCCGGAAAGGTCGACAAACTCTTCAGCCATTACGCACCACCGGCAGGAGCGACCGTCAGAACGGCGCTGTTGATTTCGACATTGCCCTGCAGCAGGCGAGCCGTGTTGGCGCCGCCGCCGTTCTCCTGGGCGGTCATTACAATGCCGTAGAAGTACTTCGCCGTTCCCGTCGGCGCGGTCGTGGCGGTATGGGTGCCCGACTGCGTGCCGCTGGTGGCAATCGCTGCGCCGCCCGGAGTTGCCGCGACCTGAAAGTCGTTCGCAGACGGGCTGACGACATAATAGGTGGTGCCAGCCGTGAGGCCGGTCGGCAGCGCGCCAGTCGTCGAGAACTTGACCGGAGTGCCGGCGGCAAGGCCATGAGCGTTCCAGGAGATCACGCCAGGGGTCGCGACGGTGATCGTGACCGTCGACGTTTTCGCCGGCGGCGCGTCGTTGAACAACAGCTTGAACGGATAGTTGTAGGGCGTTGCCTCGGCTTCGATAAGCGCTACCTGTCCGACGTCATCCGGAAGAATGATGAAGTTGTTCTGCATCGAGCCGGCGTTACGGGTGCCTTTGGCTTTCAGGTCGCGGCCGGACGAAATGACGGATTCGGTGATGAGTGCCGCGGCGTCGCCGATGGCGCCCATCGTCTGCCAGCCTTTGATTTCGGTAAAGGTGACCGACGAGAAGAGCGCCTCGTTGATGTCCGCGTCATCCGGAACGTTATTCACCGCCGGCCCGATATAGATCTTCGCGCCCGCGACTGGGTACAGCTGAGCCATAGCTCAATCCTTTCTGTCTGATTGCGCTTGCCGAAGGCGCGGAGCGGCAGGGCCAATCAGGCCGGAACGTGCGGGTAGCAAAGCCAACGCGCCGTAACGGGCACGGTGACATGAGTGCTACCGATGATTAGGAGGCTCATTTCCGGATCTTCATCGAACCGAATCTGTGTGCCGTCCTGATAGAAATTCGTGCCTGCTTTGAAGTGCTTGCAGACGACGCCAGCAAGCTCGACAGCATCGACCTGCGCGCCCCCCTTCGGCCAGTTCACGTTTCCGCGAATGAACCCTTGCCTGATGGGGTCAATCTGGAGCGACAAGTCAGTTCTGATGGAGCGGTTGAAGTGGATTTCAAAGCTGACGTACTTTGTCGTAGCTGTCGGCGAAAACGGCACGCCGGGACGAGCTACGTTTCCGGCGTGCGTCATCCCGACAGGGAGGGGCAATGCCATCATCCGGAGCATGATGCCCTGGAAAATGTCCTTTTCAATCGTGTCAGCCATCTGCTACCTCTAGGCCTATGGCCGAAAACAAAGCGCTCTCAGATACCGAGGTGCATGACCTCCTGCACGAGGCGCAATCGCTGCTGCTGAACAAGACAGTGCGGACCGAGAATGGGCGGCAGGTTCTTTCCGCCGCTATCCGTGATCTCGATGTCCTTCAGAAGGCTCTGATCATCATGTCCGAGGGGACGGACCCGCTTCAAAGCGACCGCGAACCTTCGCCTCAGCTTCCTTGACCGTCTGCGGCCAGGTCTGAGCCTCAGCATCGACGAAGCCGAACCCCTGCTGATTGTAGACGCGGCCCAGACTGTCCTGCCCGACGAAGCCGTAATTCATGCGCGGGCCATAGGCGGCCTGAAATCCGAGGTAGAGCGTCTCGCCGACATCGAGATTGGAGATGATGAGCTCGATCTCACCGCTCTGATCCGGATATTCCCTCTCGCCCTCATCAACGCGCGGCATCGTGGAAGTCGATGCCATAAGCGAGTTCTTCAGGTTTCCGGTGTCGACCGGAATGCGTCCGCCCTCCGCAACCGATGTCCGAACGTTGTTCGCCACCATCTGCGCAGCCGTGCGCAAGACGGCCGCTTCCCGTTCCTTCTCCGCCTGTACCCATTCCGACACCTGGGCGGCGAAGCTCAGATTGTTCTCAGCCATTATTGGCCTCGCGATCTGGCATATTCCTCGGCGAAGTTGAAGTTATATTCGACGTGGCAGCGGCAGCCGATGATCTCGGCAGCACCAGCGCCGAGACTGGTATCGCCTGGGAAGCGCATCATAGCGCCCGATGGCGACTGGAACGGCAAGTCCATGCCTGTCACCTCTTCAGCATTCAGGACCTGGTGCGTGTGCCTCACACGGCCGTCGCCGACCGCACGCCACCGACGGGTGACCATGCTGGCGTCACGGCCGGCGCGGTCCAGTCCCTGCTGATAGGCTTCGTGCTTGGCCGCATGCACTGATGATTGCGTTTCCGTGCGCGCGATCGTCTGGGCCCGGAGCTGCACATAGCGGTCCGCCAGACGGCCGGTGATCTTCTGGACGGCGTCGGCCGGAAGCGACTTGCCCTCGCGAATGGCCTTGGCGACCTGCCGGTCGAAGCGCTTATCCCGGCGTGTCAGCGTCAGGTAGTGCTTCATGCCCTCTACGTCGCCCGAGAGGAGCGCCGTGCGCGCGTTCTCGATCGTGCGGGCAAGCTGCGACGTAATGCCTAGCAAACCGCCCTCACGGCGACCGGAGACCCGGTTCACACGGCCGGCGATGTCGAGAGCGATAGCGTGCGGCCCCTGCCCCTTGGCATAGCCGGCTTCGATCCGCTCGCGGGCCATCTCCTTCGTGTCTTCTGTCACATGCGTGATCATCGTCGACGAAGCTTCGCGGATGATCTGCTCGGCACGCTGGTTCTGGACGTCCCAGCGGAAGACGACGCGGCCGCCCGCCGGGTCCGAAAGTCGCGGCATGTTCTTGACGACCAGGAGGCCACCGGAATTGAAGGCGGTCCGGATCGCCTCGGAGAGCGGCCGGAAGGCTGCGGGATCGATGTGAAGCGCCGCAATGGCGCCCTCGACGTCTCGGCGTTCCAACCGCTCGACGACTTCTTTCAACACGATCTCGGATTTGATGTCCTCGATCGCCTCGCGGAAGGCCTTTTCCATTGCGGGGGAAAGCTCCTCGATGAGGGCGTCGAGCTGCTGGCGGAGGGATGCCATTACTTAGCTGCGGCAGCCTTCTCGCCCTTCAAGGCAGGCTGCTCTGCTGGCATCTCCTCGGCCAAGCCGATGCCGATCAGCGCCCGCGCCTCGGTAACCGGCAAGTCAGCCGTATCTCCGACGCCGCGGCACTTATAGTTCTTCACGAAGCGGATTTTCATGGCGGTTCCTTTCACCACTTGGGCCAGTCGACCTTCGGGCCGACACCCGGCTTGCTGACTTCCTTGGCGACCTTGTCGGCGGTCTCACGCCCGTAGAGATCGACCAGGACGACGAATATCTTCGAAGCAGGCGCTTCCATAATTTTCTGGAAGTCCTGTATGGGCACACTCATTGCGCGATCCTTCCTTCTGTGGAGCACGCGCTCCGTTGCCTTTCGTCGAATTGACTTATTCCCAACATGCGGAAAGGAACCCGATGAACCGGAATGGGCTCTACCTCGTGATCGCCGTGCTTGCCGTTGTCGTTATTGGACTGGGTGTCTACGTCTACCAGGAGGAGACGACGCAAGGCGTCGAGATCAAGATTGGCGAGGACGGAGTTTCGGTTCAGGAGAACTAAGCCGCGATCCGTCCTTGGACGATGAATACGACCGCCGTGATGCCGTCATACCTGTTCGGGTCGCCGGCCACGATGGCGTAATCGGCCCCATTGGCGGTGACGACGTCGCCTACGGTCGGTTCGATCGCGAGGCCAGCCGACGAAATGTAAATCTGCATGTCGCCGGTCTGGATCACCGTTCCGTCGATGTAGCGGGCCTCGTAGGCCATCGGCACGAGCGTGGCCGGGTAAGGCGTCGGGACGGGATCGCCGCCATAGACCGGGTCCGGCGGCTCAAGTCGCGTGATGACGCCGGCCTGCCCGAACTCCTCGATGAGCTCGTGCGCAGTCGCCTGCATGTCGGCATAGTCGAACGTAGCCAG